AACCTCACAATTCGAGGCGCTATTTAATGCTTTCGAAACTGCAAAGGGTAAGGGCGCTAAGCGTTTGACCCTACGATTCGAGGGTGTTAATGTTAAACCCAACCGCGATCTTAGCGCCTTGTGGGTTACATCCCAAACCGAATTTGAGCAGGGCGATTATGGGATGCAACCAAAGTACCTTGGCAAAGTAACTAGAACCTCGATTGATTCTAAATTCTCAGATACAGTTAGGGAGACCATTATGGGCGCCGCCAATGATCCTTTAACCGCTGCAATCCGTTACGGTAAGGTATCAGGATCCTGCTCATGTTGCGGTAAAGAGTTAACAGTTAAAGAGTCAATTGATCGGGGCATTGGTCCTATCTGCGCCAGAAAGTTTGACTGGTAAGGTATATCGGGGGAGGCGCAATCCTCCCCCCTAGGTATTCGTTCGTGGGCACAGTTGTTTATACTTAGTGCCCATACTTTCATTGATGAGGATACCTGATCGGTCCTATTCGTTCGTATTTGCAGTCCTTATGGGTCGCCGGGGGGGCGCCCCTTAAGCCCATGGGTCCCTCCCAATCTATAAACGACCCAGATCGACCTCTATATATCACTCTCCACAAAAAAATTCCGCGACCCACAAAGATTCTCCAAGACCCACAAAGATTCCCCAAAACTTCAAAATACTATATAATTTTGAAAAATGTAATACACAATACTTAATATGAAAAAAAATCCCGGAGAAATTTTTGAGTCCGTACAGGTCGATCCAATTAGTGGAGATTATTATGTGATTATTCCAGAGAGTATTGCCAACGAACTCTCATGGTACGAAGATACTCAAATTAGTTTTAAAATCGAAGGAAATGACGTTATTCTCACAGAACACGAAGATTGACAACGTATAGATAATGATGTATGATACTTAAGTAATCACTTGAAATTATGGCAAAAGGATTTACAGTAAAAGCAAAGGCGCCCGAAACGTCTACAACAGTACCCGAATGGGACTACGAAAAAGCAAAAGAAATAATAAGGGGCAAATCCATTGTGTTTTGCCTTCCAGGTAGGGGAGTTTCTTACACCTACTTGAAGAGTTTTGTACAACTCTGCTTCGACCTCGTGCAATCGGGAGCAAGCATTCAAATCTCGCAAGACTATTCATCAATGGTAAACTTTGCAAGATGCAAATGTTTAGGGGCGAATGTACTGCGAGGACCTGACCAGATTCCCTGGGACGGAAAACTGAATTATGATTGGCAACTTTGGATTGACTCGGATATTGTTTTTAATTCTGAAAAATTTTTCCAACTAGTTCTGATGGAAAAAGATATCGCCGCCGGTTGGTATGCAACTGAAGATGGTGTAACTACATCAGTCGCTCATTGGCTCGAAGAAGATGATTTCCGCAACAATGGTGGCGTTATGAATCACGAAACCGTTGAGAGTATCTCAAAGCGCCGCAGACCATTTACAGTTGATTATACTGGATTTGGGTGGGTACTGATTAAGAATGGGGTATTTGAACACGCAGAAATGAAGTATCCTTGGTTCGCGCCCAAGATGCAAGTCTTTGATTCTGGCGATGTGCAGGATATGTGTGGGGAAGATGTATCATTCTGCCTCGATGCTATCGCAGCAGGTTATGAAATTTGGTGCGATCCTCGTATTCGCGTCGGTCACGAGAAGACAAGGGTGATCTGATACAAATGGCAGACGCATACAATATTCTTTGTAAAGGGAGAAGAATTTATTCACATCTCACAGAAGAAGAATACTTTGATGTGATGGAGGATCTGTCGTTAGAATTCTATCAGACAGGTTCTCCAGATCCACAAGATCTTGAAACTGAAATTTTGACTACTATTATGGAGAAAACTAATGTCTAAGCGTTCATCACTGAATGGTAAAGTTGTTGTTGAGTCAAAACCTAAGAAGTCTCGTCAAGGGGCTGGTGCTCATACCAAGTACTCCGCTTCTTCTCGTAACTCAGCTCGTAAAAGATACAGAGGACAAGGCAGATAATGGCACCTAAAAAACCAAAGAAAAATCCAACATTTGGTAATGGTGATAAAAGAAAAGCAACTGGTCAATGTAGAACTAATGCTCAAAAGAAAGCATCAAACGCCAGAAAGAAAAAATAATCAAAGTGGGTCATGTACCCGCTTTTTTTATGAAATAAATATTGTTTTACTAAACTTATTACAGAATTGGAAAAGTTTTCAATGGGCAAACACCTATTATTAGAGGTGTATAATGTTAAATACGACCTTATTAATAATGGAATTGCTCTTGAAGAGGTAATGGTTAAAGGTATCGAGCGGGCGGGAATGACCATCCTGAACGTCTTCCAACACTATTTTATACCACAAGGATGTACAATCGTAATTGCGCTCTCTGAGAGTCATGTATCATGCCATACATGGCCAGAAGAAGGTTGTCTAGCAATAGATGTTTATACATGTGGTGAAGGAAATCCAAAATTAATTGCACTAGAGTTGTTAAAATATTTAAATTCCGATAATTATTCTTTGCGAGAAGTAAATCGTTAAATAGTCATAGGGGAGATAGCAACCTCCTTCCAAAAAAAGTTCTGTTTTTACTAAAAAACAGGAGCTAAAATGTTATTTGAATCCGGAGATTCTCAAAAAAGAATAATTCAAGAAGTCATGCACGATTATGCACCAAAGCATAATCTCAAAAAACAAACCGAATTGCATGAAAAAATTCGCAATGATGAAGACTATGATGATTGGGACTATGGAACTGAACCAAACTATGGTTCTTCATGGAAATCGACATAAATAAAATATAGAAATTTGATTCCCGAATGGCAGTACAAAGGATATCTAGATCATTTAAAGATATTAGTTTATCCTTTGAACCCCATCCGGTGACAAAGGATCTACCTATACTTAAAAATGAACGTGCAATTTCTAGATCAATTCGAAATCTGGTAGAAACAATTCCAACTGAAAGATTCTTCAATTCTTTACTTGGATCTGATGTTCGTCGTAGTTTATTTGAATTCTGTGACTATGGTACTGCATCTATAGTGCAGAATCAGATTGAAACTACAATTGAAAACTATGAACCAAGAGTGAATAACGTTCAGGTAGATGTAAATCCCAGACCTGATGATAATACATTTGAAGTTACTGTCATATTTGATATTATTGGGCAAGAAGTTCCAACACAGCAATTTACATTCCTATTAGAGGCAACCAGATAAAATGCCTTTTACTAAATTTACAAATCTAGATTTTGATCAGATAAAGACATCCATCAAAGATTATCTTCGTGCTAACTCCACATTCACGGATTTTGACTTTGAGGGTTCTAATTTTTCTGTCTTATTAGATACGTTAGCATATAATACATATATCACTGCATTTAACTCGAACATGATTGTGAATGAATCCTTTTTGGATTCTGCAACATTGAGAGAAAATGTAGTCTCACTTGCAAGAAATATTGGTTATGTACCACGCTCTAGAACTTGCTCTAAGGCAGTTGTATCATTCAGTGGTTCAACTGATTCAACAACACCAACAATTACGTTGAAGGCGGGTTTAGTATGTGTTGGAAGCGCAGATAATACCTCATATACTTTTTCAGTACCAGAAAATATCACTCGTCCAGTAGTAAATAGTGCAGTAGGTTTTACTAGTATTACAGTCTATCAAGGAACATTTTTAACAAAGCAATTTGTTGTTGATGGATCTCTGGACCAAAGATTTGTTTTGGATAATCCAAATATTGATACTTCAACAATTTCAGTTTATGTTAAAGGTATTAATGATAGTGGACTTGGTTCAGAGTATTCATTAGTTGAAAATATTTTAAATATTGATTCAACTTCTGAAATTTATCTAATACAAGAAGTTCAGGATGAAAAGTATGAACTTTTATTTGGTGATGGGAGATTTGGTAAAAAACTAGAAAATAATGCAGTTATAACAGTCAATTATATTGTAACTAATGGTGAAGCGGGAAATGGATGTACAAACTTTTCTTTCCAAGGAAATTTAAGATCATCTGTAGATCAACCAATATCATTGGGAACAGTATCTGTCACTACAAATCAATCTTCTCAGAATGGTGCAGAAATTGAAGACCTTAATTCAATTAAATATTTTGCACCAAGAATCTACTCTGCCCAGTACAGAGCAGTAACTGCAAGAGATTATGAAGTAATTATCAAAAAAATATATGCAGATACAGAATCTGTTGCAATTATTGGTGGCGAGGAATTGGATCCACCAGAATATGGTAACGTTATTATAAGTATTAAACCGAAGAATGGTACATATGTATCAGATTTCAATAAAGAATTGATTAAAAATAAACTAAAGCAATACAGTATTTCCGGAATTAATCAAAAAATAATTGATCTTAAGATATTATATGTTGAAATTGATTCTTCAATTTATTATAATTCATCTCAAGTATCTTCCGTAGATTCTTTAAAAACTAAAGTATCAAATTCTTTAGAAAAATATTCAAATTCATTGGATTTTAATAAATTTGGTGGGAGATTCAAGTATAGTAAGGTTCTTCAAATAATTGATAATACTGATAGTGCAATAACATCAAATATTACTAAGGTGAGAATGAGGAGAGATCTTAAGTCCCTAACAAATCAATTCGCACAATATGAATTATGTTTTGGTAATAAATTCCATTTTAATATGGAAGGTTATAACATAAAATCTACTGGGTTCAAAATTGCAGATGAACCTGATACAGTGTATTTAACTGATACCCCAAATGTTGGTACAGGAACATCAAGTACTAATGGAATAGTATCAATTGTTAAACCAACTGCACAGGGTAAAGTTCAAGTTATTGTAAAATCTGCAGGTAGTGTAGATTATGTGAAAGGTGAAATCAGATTAGGAACAGTTAATATCATTTCAACATCATTACCAAATGATATTATTGAAATACAAGCATTCCCAGAATCAAATGACGTTATTGGTTTGAATGATTTATACTTGGTTTTCAATACTCCAAAAAGTTCAATAAATATGATCAGAGACGTAGTTGCTTCTGGTGATGAGATATCTGGAACAGTATTTTCTAGAGATTTCTATACATCAAGTTATCCAAACAGTAATCTAATAAGAGTGTGATATGATAGGGACTGGATTTGAATCTAGAGTTAAAGTACAGCAAATAGTTCAGAATCAACTTCCAGAATTTATACTGGATGAAAGCCCGAATGTAGTTGAATTCTTAAAGCAATATTATATTTCTCAGGAATATCAAGGTGGTCCTGTAGATATTGCGGAGAATTTAGATCAGTACTTAAAACTAGATAATCTTACTCCAGAAGTAGTCGTAGATAGTACATACCTCACTTTAGGAATTTCTCCTATTGATAGCACAATTCGGGTCAGTAGCACAAAGGGATTTCCACAAAAATATGGTCTTTTAAAGATTGATGACGAGGTTATTACTTATACTGGAATAACAACAAATACCTTTACTGGTTGTGTTCGTGGATTTAGTGGCGTAACTAGTTATCACCAAGATTTAAATTCGGAAGAATTGGTATTTTCCGAGTCGGAAAGTGTCCAACATACTGAAAACACTTCAGTAGAGAATTTGAGTTCATTATTTTTGAAAGAATTTTATGTAAAATTAAAATCAGCATTAACTCCTGGATTAGAGAATAATGATTTTGTTTCCGAGTTAAATGTTGGCAACTTTATAAAAAATGCTAGATCTTTCTATCAGGCAAAGGGAACAAACGAATCATTTAGAATTCTATTTAATGTTCTTTATGGAGTAACCCCCACAGTTGTAAACTTAGAAGATTTTTTAATTAAACCCTCTTCTGCAAAGTTTATTAGAAGGGAAGTTGCAATAGCAGAAAAAATATCTGGAGATCCTTCCAAATTAGTTGGACAAACTATTAAAAAATCTATTAATGGTATTACCGATGATATTACAAGTGCATCAATTTCTGAAGTAGAACCATTTACCAGAAATAATACACAATACTTTAAAATTTCACTATTTGTTGGATATGGTGATATTTCTGCAGTTGAAGGCAATTTTACAATTACACCAAATACAAAGTGTCTAGAAAATGTTTCTGTTGGATCTTCTGTAATTTCTGTTGATTCTACTATTTCATTTGCTGAGAACGGGACAATTATATCTGGCAACAATACTATTACATACGCAAGCAAAAGTATTAATCAATTTTTTGGATGTACTGGAGTTGAAGAAGAAATTTCTTCTGCAGATAATATAAGATATGATGAAGTTTATTATGGGTATGGAGGTGGAGATATTAATAAGAAAGTTGAATTGAGATTTACTGGAGTATTATCTAAATTTATACAAGTATCTGATAAGTTTGATGTCAGTGAAGGTGATACTATTTCAGTCAAAAATCTTGGAGAACTGATCAAAAATCCAGAGCAAAATAAAACATATAAAGAAATTTTTGCAAATTCTTGGATATACAATACTAGTTCAAGATACCAAATAAAAGATATTGATACTTTTACATTAACTAGTCCAATCGATAAATCAAGTTTAAAAGTTGGAGATAGGATTGAGATTCTAGAGAGAAATACTAATAATATAGTATCTTCCGCATATATTTCGAATATTGATGGACCTAATAATGCAGTTACTTTAAACAATAATACTAATCCAAATTTAGATGCTGACGTACAATATGATTTAAGAAGAAAAATTAATACTGCAAGTAGCTCAGTAATTCCAATTGAATTTGGAAATAATGTTATATTATCAGATATACAAAATCTATATACTGACGAAAATTATGCATATGTTGCTTCAAATTCATTACCTTCCAATAACCAATCCAATCCCAATCAATCAATTCCGTACACATACCAAATAACAAAGACCACCAATAAAGCATCATTTAATGGTAGCACAGTTGGAAGTTTAACAGACATAGCTGAAGATGGTGCATATTCAACTATAGTATTTGAAGATCCAGTTAGTTTTATCAATGGCGATAAAATTTACTATCAACCAGCAGGAAGTCCTTTGGTTGGATTAGAAACTGGAAATTATTATGTTAAAATTGAATCCGTAGATAAGAAAAGAATTAAACTTTATTCATCCAGATCATTTGTTGGGGGATCGGATTATCTAACATTTAATCCATCAAGTGGTTTACATACATTCACATTAGATTCTCAGAAATCTGGTAAAATCGGCGCACAAAAAATACTTAAAAAATTTCCACTAAATGGCAATATCACGAATGGAATTGGACAAGTAACAACTCCAGGAACAACTGGAATGTTAATTAATGGAGTAGAAATCAATAACTACAAATCAAATGATAAAATTTATTATGGACCTATAGAATCTATTAGCGTATTAAATGGCGGATTGAACTATGATGTCATTAGTCCACCATTTGTATCAATTTCATCTGGATTAGGAACGACTGCTTTAGCGCAACCAGTAATTAGTGGTAGTGTAGTAAGCGTTAATATAGATGCTCAAGATTATGACATTGATACTGTTATATCGATTGGTGTAACTGGTGGGAACGGTTCTGGTGCTTCCCTAGAACCAATAATTAAAAAAAGAGTACGTGAAATTTTCTTTGATGGACGTACAACTACCAATTCTGGGGGAATTAGTACAAGTACAAGACAACTCACATTTCTAACTAATCACAATTTGGTTAATGGCGAAACCATAATTTACAACACCAATGGAAATGCTTCAATTGGTGTTGGAATTGGAACTTCAACATTGGTCAATAATGCATCTTATTATGCAAAAATTGACAATAATACGACAATTAGATTATATCAATCTATCTCAGATTATTCTGCTGGTATTAATACTATAAGATTTAGTGGGAATAATACTTCAGGAATCCATAAATTTAGAACCACTTCAGGTAAAAATACAATATCAGAAATTAAAGTACTTAATGGCGGAAGTGGATATACCAATAGGAAATTGATTGTTAAACCAATAGGAATATCCACAATTAATCATACAATTAATTTTAAAAATCATGGATTTAGTAGTGGAGAGTTGGTAACATATACTTACGAAACTTCAACAATAGGTATTTCCACATTATCACAGTTTTATGTGTTAAAGAATGATGATGATTCTTTTAAATTGTGTGATGCTGGTATTGGTGGTACAAATACTTCAAATTATAATAGACAGAAGTATATTGAATTTTCTTCTACTGGATCTGGATATCAGTACTTCAATTATCCAGACATCTCAGTTTCTATACAATATACTTCAGTTGGGTTTGGTACAACAACACAAGAATATCAAACACTTGTAGCAACTCCCAAAGTTAGGGGTAGCATTATCAATATTTACTTATATGAAAATGGAACTGGGTATGGATCAACAATTTTAAATCTGGAAAGAAAACCGTTAATAAGTGTCAAAAATGGTAAAGAAGCGCAACTGAAACCAATCTTTATAAATGGCACTGTAGATTCAGTAAATATTCAATATGGCGGATCAGAATATTATTCAAATCCAGATTTAGTTGTAATTGATCCAACAGGTGCAGGAACTGGTGCAGAATTGATTCCGGTTATTAGTAATGCAAGAATAACTGATGTTAAAGTTATAAATCCCGGAATTGGATATTCAACCGCATCAACAATTCAAGTAAAACCGGTCGGTTCTAATGCAGTTTTTGATACCAACATCAGATCTTTAACAGTTAACAATAATATAAAATTTGGAAATGAACTTTTATTAGAAACTAAAAATAAATTACAATATTCTATTTGTGGGTATTTTAATACATTACAACAAGCATTTAATGATAATGGATCTGTTTCCAATATAATTGGATGGGCATATGATGGAAACCCAATATATGGTGCATACGGATATTCTGATGCAAAGGATGCAAATTCCATCCCTAAATTGTTAACTTCTGGATATCAATTAAATATATCAAATGTTATTGATAAACCAACCGGATTTTCAAATGGATTTTTTGTTGAAGATTATCAATATACAAACTTAGGAGATCTGGATGAAAATAATGGAAGATTTGGAAAAACTCCGGAATTTCCAAATGGAATCTACGCATATTTTGCTACTATTAATACCACATCATTAGAACCACAATTCCCATATTTTATTGGAAATTCATATAGGTCTAATATTTTAGAAGAAAATTATACACTTGATCAATCGTTTGATTTTAATAGTTCCAATTTACTTAGAAATACTTTTCCATATAAAGTATCCGATAACTATGCAAATAATGACTTTATAATAGAAACTAATGAAGTTACGAGACAAAAATCTGCTATCGAATCAGTAAGCACTGGTAGTGTAAATGATTTTGATATTATCAATTCTGGTTTAAATTATAATGTAAATGATACTTTAAACTTTGACAACAATGGTACTGAAGGCAGTGGATTGATTGCAAAGGTATCTCATATAAACGGAAAGGATATTACAAATTTAAATACTTCTGTAGAAACTTATGAAAATGTAATTTTTACTTGGAATAATGATAAAGAAATAAAAATTTCAATCTTACCATATCACAATTTATTAGATGATGATTATGTTACAATTTCTGGATTATCACCCGATTCAAATTTAAGCAAATTAAATAATTCATATCAAATAAACGTACCTTCATATTATTCCAATCTTGTAAATAATCTTCCAACGTCATCTGTGGGATTAACAACAGAAATATATGTAACACAACTTCCAGGATCAGTATCTGTTGGAAGTAGTATTAGAATTGGAACAGAAGTATTATCAGTACTAGAAGTATTTGGAAACTTAAATATACTCAAAGTAAAGAGGGGATCAACTGGAGTATCTCATACTGAAACTACACAAATAAATTTTATTCCTGATTCATTTACAATTTCCCAGAATATTGATTATTTTGATTCCAAAGTTAATAATAAAGTATATTTTAATCCAACTAAATCTGTTGGTGTTGGAACTACAAGTGGAATTACAAATTCTATAACTTTACAATTTGGCAATTCTACTATCACAAGAAATATTCCAACACAAGGAATTTATATTGAGAATCACCCATTTACAACTAATCAACAAGTCACATTTATACCTAATGGTCTAGAGATTTCAGTTTCAGCTTCATCAACTTCAACTGCATTTGATCTACCACAAAATGTATATGTAACTAGTAAGAATAAAAATACTATTGGAATTAAAACTACTCTCAATTCTTCTGATGTATTCTTCCTTAGTAACGGTTCTAATAGTGACAAATACTCTTTCGAAAGTACATATACCCAATTAACTGGAAAAGTTGAGAAAATCAAATCTACAGTTTCAGTTTCAACATCCCATGGGTTAACTGCCGGAGATATTATCAGTCTCAATGTTCAACCAAATCTTTCGGTTGGTATTGGAACTTCAGCATCAGTTTATGTTAAAAGAGATGTAACTACTGGAAATATTTTAATCAATCCTATTGGATTTAATTCCACTGGTATTAATACAACAACTAGTACAATTACAATTAACTCACATAATTTAAAAACCGGAGATAAAGTTTTATACTCTTCCAATTTGGTTGCATCTGGACTATCAATTAGACCTTACTATGTCTATAAAGTTGATAACAATAATATAAAACTTTCAGATACTTTGATTGATTGCAACACTATTCCACCAACTACAGTAAGTATTGCATCGACTGGGGGTGTAAACCAGTCTATTTCACCAATAAATCCACAAATTCAATCAATCAAAAATAACAATTTAATATTTAATTTATCAGACACTTCACTTTCTGGGTATAATTTTAAAGTTTATTACGATCAAGAATTTAAAAATGAATTTGTTTCTACTGGATCTGCTTCCGGATTTAATTTATCTGGTGTAGGAACTGTTGGAATTTCAACTAATGCAACACTCACTATCAATTATGATGACCGTTTACCATCTCAATTATATTACAATTTGGAAAAATATGGAGATATCACTACACCTGATACAGAAGTAAATGATTATTCAAAAATACTATTTGTAGATAGCAGATATATTTCAAATTATAAAGTTTATGGAATCGGGTCAACTACCTTCAATATTTCTTTGGTTAATGTTCCGGAAAAATTACAATATTCCCAGAATCAATGTGATATTTTAAATTATACCACAAATTCACTATCCGCAAAAGGATCTATTGATAAAATTAATATTGTTTCGAGTGGAACAGGATACAAAAAAATACCTACATTTGCAGGATCTAATTCTATAGAAGGTCAAGATGCTTATATTATTGCAAAATCCTCAACTATAGGCAATGCAAGAGAAGTGCGAATTATTAATGATGGATTTGAATACTCTTCAGATAAAACTCTGCAACCTACAGCATACATATCACCATCAATTACAATTAAAAATTCAAATACAATTGAGAATATTACAGTTACTGATGGGGGAAGTGGATATACTAATACCCCATCAATTGTGATTATAGATTCCATCACTGGAGAAGAAATTAATAGTGGAATTTTAGAAGCAGTTTTATCCGGAAATACAATCTCTTCAGTAAATATTATACAAGAACCAAAGGGTCTTCCAGAAACAACAGTACAATTATTCACAACAAACAATACAAATGGTATTAGTATTCAAAAAGTAGAATCTTCTTCTAGCGGAATATTTACGTGTTTCATAACAACACCAGTGCTTGGATTTGCAATTAATCCATTTAATGCTGGGGATAAAGTATTTGTGGAGGGTATTCAAAAAATTGGTACTTCCGGATCTGGATTTAATTCAAAAGATTATGGATACCAGTTCTTTACCGTTAGTGGTTATTATGGGGGAGGCACTCTCGATAGAGTCGTATTTGATCTAAATGCTATTGGATTAACAACAAATACTGGAATAGCAAAAACTATCCAAGATTCGATTGGTAATATTATAAAGAGTACTGATTATCCATCATTTGAAGTTAAGCAGATACCAGCTCCGTTTCTTATTGGGGAGAAAATTATTTCCAATAATGTTGAAAGGGATTTAACTATTACATCATATGATAAAAATTTTATTAAGGTATTTGGTTCATATGAATTATCTGTTGGAGAAGTTATTGAAGGTAAAGAATCTGGAAATATAGCGACCATTGATGCTCTTGAGAATAACTATGGAAGATTTGAAATTGATTATTCTGTTAGAAAAGATATTGGATGGATTGATGATATTGGAAAATTAGACCAAGATAATCAAGTAACTTCAAATAATGATTATTATCAAAATCTATCGTATACAGTAAAAAGTCCAATTTCATATCAAGATCTAAAAGCACCAGTTAATAGTTTACTTCATACTAGTGGACTAAAGAACTTTGCAGATACTGGAATTACATCAACTACAACCTCTGGAATTTCATCATCATCAAATGCTACAACTATAATTTATGATATAATTGAAGAAAATAGAGTCGATACAATTTATGATTTTGATTTAGTTAAGGATATCGACACTGTTGGGTCATCTTCTAAGTTTTTAAAATTAAAATACAAAAAATTGACCGACTATATTGAGTGCAAGAGTAATGTAGTTTTAAAAATAGATGATATTAACAGACAATTTTCAAATTTAGATGGAGAACCAAGTGTATTTTTAAATATTCTTGATTTAGATTCTGCAGCATCTTATACTAACTTATTATTCAGAGTTTCCAATTCGAATAATTCCCAAATTCAATTAACAGAATTGGTTATATTGAACAACGGTACTGATCGATTCATGTTAGAAAAAGGAACTGTAGTTAACGCTGGAACAGGAATTGAACATATTTCTGGAGAAGAGATCGGTTCATTCTCAATAGTTACAAATGAATTAGATGATACTTATCTAGAATTTACACCTACTGATCCATATAATGTTGATTATAATTTAAAACTGATTAAAAATCAGTTTAATTCAACTTTACCAGGTATTGGAACAACATCTATTGGTTTTATAGACTTAACAGGATCTAATGGAATTGCAACATCCGGAATAACAACTTCAATTATATCTGTAAATCCTAATAAATTTACTTCACTATACGTTAATGCTCATATTGTAAATGATGAAACAAATGATATGAACTTTGTTGAGTTATATTTGACTCATAATGGTGTAGATACTTATATTTCAGAATATTATTTTGATTCTGAATATCAATCTAGTAATTATTCTGGAAATTTTATAGGATCATTTAGTGCAAATATTTCTCCTGGGACATTATCGTTAAATTATACAAATAATTCTTCCGATGATATTACGATTAGGTCAAAAATTGTTGGATTTGGTACAACATCAGTTGGCACTAATCCATATCGTTTTAAATTACCAGGACAATTAAATGGATCTGAAAGAACTGCAATATATCAATCAGCATATTCGACGATAGTTTCTGTAGCATCAACGTCCATAATATCATTAAATAAAAATATTTTTAATGCGGTTAAGTCTTTAATTAAAGTTAGTGCTGGGTCAACTAGTGCTCTTCACCAAATTATGTTAGTACAAGACACTACTAATGTTTATATTCAGCAATCACCATTCATTTCTGTTGGAAGTTCTACCGGAACTAGTACTTTTGACACCAACGGAATTGGAACTTTTGGTGGAGAATATTCTGGAAGTAATTTTGAATTAAAATTCTACCCAGACCCATCGATAACATCTCAAATTAATATTGTATCATTTAATCAATGTTTATACACAGATTTGGATGATACAAATATTCCAAAAAATCTTGAATATGGGTCTGTATCAGAATCTGCACTTGTTAATTTTTACAATTCAATTAATGGAGATAGAATCAACAGAACTGATTTTAACTTAACTTCTAACACATATCCAATTTTTGCAAAAACATTCGACCCATCAGATTCAAATATCTTAAATCAATCTACAGGTGAATTTATAATACCGAATCATTTCTTTAGTAATTTGGAGGAGATTGCATATACTCCAAAATCAACATTCTTAGGAATTGGTGCAAGTTCGATGATGATTGGACCATCAACTAATTTACCATCAACAGTTTTTGTAATTAGAATTGATGATAATAAATTTAAATTGGCAACAACAAAAAACAATGCTCAAAATAGAATTGGTGTGACATTTACTTCTATTGGAGGAGGAAATGCCCATCAACTTGAAATGAAAAAGAAAAATGAAAAAGCAATTATTACTGTTGATAACTTAGTTCAATATCCATTAATATATACTCCAATATCACATACTTTATCTGGAAATGGTGGGCAAATTGGTACTGAATCTACAATATTTGCTTTAAGTGGAATATCTACAATAAAACCAAAAGATATTCTTAAAATTGATAATGAATATATGGGAATTATTAATGTTGGATTAGGAACCATTAATATTGGTCCTATAACCAATAGTGGAACAATTTCTTTAGTTGAAGTTTCTAGAGGATTTGTTGGTTCATCTATAACTACACATACTGATTCAACAACAGCAAGAATTTATAAAGGTTCCTACAATATTGTCGATAGTAAAATTTTCTTTACAGAACCTCCAAGAGGAAATCCACAAATAGAAAGGAATTCTAGTAATTTAATATTTGAAACATCCGATTTTACTGGTAGAGTATTTTTGAGAAATGATTATACATCAAATCAAATATATGATGATATATCCAATAAATTTACTGGTATTGGCAGAACCTTCACATTAACCGTTGGTGGAGCAAATACTATTGGATTTGGAACTACTGGTGGAAATGGAATTTTATTCATAAACAGTGTTTTCCAAACACCAACAACTGAGAATAATCCAGGAAATAACTTTAGAATTATTGAAGATTCGGTTGCAGGAATAAGTAGTGTAGTATTTTCCGGTATTACAGTACCAAATACCTTAAATATCTTTACTTCAGAATTTGACATCAATCAAAATAAAACTCCTAGGGGTGGGATAATTATTTCTTTGGGATCATCTACCGGATTGGGATATGCCCCCCTTGTTGGAGCAGCAGTTACTGCTGTCGTTGGAGCAGGTGGTAGTAGCATTGTTTCTGTTGGATTGGGAACTACAGATAATATTGGATCTGGATATAATGGTATCATCTCTATTGGAGTATCAGCATATCAGGATGGGCATACTGGAGTAGCAGCATCTATAAGAGCATCTGTTGGTGCAGGGGGGACCTTATCATTCAATATCATCAATGGTGGAACTGGATACACAAATCCAAAAATATTTGTTTCCGAACCTTCCTATGAAAATCTTGAAGTGACTGGAATATCTAGATTGGGTATAGGTACAACAACAGATACTGGAATAGGTCTTTTATTAAATGTTGAAGTTGGTGCAAGTTCAACTACTGGAATAGGTTCAACATATTATGAAATAACTAGATTTAATATTTCTAGACAAGGATACAATTTCCAACGTGGAGATGTATTTAAACCAGTTGGTCTGGTTACCGATTCAAGATTAGGATCTCCACTATCAGAATTTAAATTAACTGTTATTAATACATTTACAGATTCCTTTGCTGCTTGGCAATTTGGAGAATTTGATTACATTGACTCCATTGGAAATTATCAGGACGGAGTTAGGACTAGATTCCCATTATACTATAACAATGAATTATTAAGTTTTGAATCCCAAGAGGGTTCTCAAGTAAATCTTGCAAATGCACTTTTAATTATTATCAATGGTGTGATTCAAGATCCTGAAATTGCATATCAATTTGATGGTGGAACATCCTTTGCATTTACAACTGCACCAAAAGCAGAAGATAATGTTGCAATTTTCTTTTATAGGGGGACCAGAGATGATGATAGTGAGTTATTTACTGGTATAAATGAAACTCTAAAGAGGGGTGATACTGTACAAGTATTTAAAAATAACAGTATTTCTGAAACAATATCACAAAATAAGAGAACCGTATTTGATTTATCATCTCCAGATAAGTTTGAGACTAATTTGTATTCTGATCAGGGAGTAGATACCCAAAACAATAAACCATTAAGTTGGATTAAGCAAAAAGTTGATAGAAAAATTAATGGTGAAAATGTTTATAAGACAAGAGATTCCATTGAATCTTTAGTATACCCAACTGCAAGAGTTATTAAAGATTTTTCTACTACCGATACTGAAATTTTCATAGATTATGGTCCAGGAATTGGAAAAACCATTAATTTATTTGAGTATGAAAATGATCCACCATTTAGTGGAATAATAATTTCTGGAAAATCTGATCCGGTATCCGCAGCAGTTACTGCAACAGTTTCTGCTGGTGGAACCATTCAATCATTATCAATTACTAATCCTGGAAGTGGATATACTGGATCATCAATTACTGTTAAAATTTCTGCACCATTAACTGTTGGTATCTCAACTCCATTACCTATGGGAGTGGGTATTGGTATTGGAACTACTGCAACAGCAACTATTACAGTCTCTGCTGCAGGAACTTTGACAACACCAATTACAATTACAAATCCTGGGTTGGGATATAGTATTGGGATGCCACCAAGAGTTATTGTTCCATTCCCAGATCCAACATATGAAAATATTTCCAATATTTCTTTGGTTAATGGATTTTCGGGAATTATTACAGGAATTACGACTACAACAGGTATTGGTGGAAATCCATTAGCACTTAAATTCTATTTAAATACTTCATCTTATATTGGATTGCAAACTGGATATCCAATTTATATTTTTGATACTCGTGTTGGGAATGGAGTAACTTCTATTGACAATTCAAATACTGCAGTTGTCGGTATTGGTTCAACATTCTTAGATAACATTTACTATATTCATCAATGGTCCTCAAGTGGCATTGTTGGAGTTATTACTTGTAATATACAATCAAATACATCTGTAGTTGGACTTGCATCTACGGGCAGTACATCAAATCCAGTAGGTAAATTCTCTTGGGGTAAGTTGTCAGGATTTGCTAGATCAACTTCTCCAATTTCAATAGGAGTCTCTGGAAACACTATAGATGTTGGATTGTCATCTTTCCCAACAATTCAGAGAAGAGGTACTGGTCTAAGATCCACGGGAGCACTCTCCAAACTCTTATAAATATCTAAAAAACTATTAATATGGCAGCAGTCGTAACAGAGCAATTTAGAATAGCGAATGCGAGCAATTTCGTAGATTCTGTAGTATCTAATAATAATTCATATTACGTTTTTTTGGGACTAGTCAATCCAGGATCAGTTGGATTTGGAAGAACTACTGATTGGAATACTGATGTACCAAACCCAACTGATAATCTTCAATATTCTGGGCATTATAGAGATACTGCTTTATTTGGTAAAAAAATAACTACTAGCAATATTAAAAGAATTATAAGAAAAGTAACTTGGGCAGCCAATACATCCTACGATATGTATAGGCATGATTATAATATCTCAAATCCAACACCAAATTCAAACTCAAGTAGATTATATGATTCAAATTATTATGTAATTAATAGTGATTATAGAGTTTATATTTGTATCGATAACGGTTCTTCTGGGCAAATTCCTAAAGGAAATAAATCACAGGATGAACCAACATTTACAGACTTGGAACCATCTGCAGCAGGAGTAAGTGGTGATGGATATATTTGGAAATATCTATTTTCAGTATCTCCAAGTGATATTGTAAAATTCGATTCTACTGAGTATGTTGTAGTTCCAAATAATTGGGAAACATCGACAGATTCTCAAATTATTTCTGTTAGAGAATCAGGAGATTCCAGTATAAACTTTAACCAAATTAAGAAAGTATATATTGAAAATGGAGGATCTGGATATAATTCTGGAACTTCTGCAACTAAAAATGTCGATATTCTTGGAGATGGTAGTGGCGGTAAAGTCTCAATTACCACCACTAACGGTGTAGTTACTTCTGCTGTAGTTACTTCTGGTGGAAGTGGATACACTTGGGGGGTGGTTGATTTAGGTAGCATTCAACCAAGTCCTTTATCATCACCAGCAAAATTAATACCAATTATTCCACCATCTAGGGGACATGGATATAATATTTATTCGGAATTAGGTACTGATAAGGTATTAGTGTATGCTAGATTTGATGATTCAACTAAAGATTTTCCTACAGATACTAAATTTGCTCAGATTGGCATTGTAAAAAATCCAACCACTTTTACTTCCAATAATATTTTTACAGAAAATCAATACTCATCACTTTATGCAATAGGAATTACTACAACTTTCAGCGGGATTCCATCTATTGGGGAACAAATAACGCAAGTAAGAACAGATCAAAAAGTTGCAAAAGGATATGTAGCATCATATGATACTGAAACTAAAGTATTGAAGTATTTTAGAGATAGATCTTTATATTTTGGTAATAGTGAAAATGAAACTGACTATGATAATGTTACTTCAGATTCTAATGTATATGATTTCCAATCTGACGGACAAAATATTATAGGAAATTCATTTACTGCATCAATTAATACTACATTGAATGATAATAAAATTATAATTGGTGGTAAAGTTGTAGATTTGGGAGCAACTTTTAGAAGTGGACTTGCAAATCCAGAGATAAATAAAAAGACAGGAGATATAATTTATATTGATAATAGACCCCTGGTTGTAAGAGACATCAGACAAAAAGAAGACGTTAAAATTATTCTGGAATTCTAAAAAAAATGGCACAAAAAACAGATTTAAACATTAGTCCATATTATGATGATTTTGATTCCGAAAAGAATTTTTATAAAGTCTTATTCAATCCAGGTCGTCCAGTTCAAGCAAGAGAACTAACAACTTTACAATCTATTTTACAAAATCAAATAGAATCTTTTGGAAGTAATATATTCAAAGAAGGTTCTGTAGTAATACCAGGAAATATTGCATATGATGGACAATTTTATTCTGTAAAATTAAATCCAACTAATTTTGGTGTTGATATTTCAATTTATATTAACAATTTTATCGGTAAAAAAATAACAGGACAATCTTCGGGAACAACAGCAACAATTCAATACGTTGCCTTTCCAGATAATAATAATGTAGAATACTTAACAATATATGTAAAATACTTAGATTCTGACAATAATTTCCAATTCAATCCATTTGTAGATGGAGAGTCCTTAATTGCTGAGGAAAATATAACTTATGGCAATACTACAATTAATGCTGGAACTTCTTTTGCATCTTTAATTTCATTAAATGCAACTTCAATAGGATCTGCAGCATCTATTGCTGATGGTATCTATTTTATTAGGGGTTATTTTGTAAATGTATCTAAGCAAACTATAATTTTAGACAATTATACAAATACTCCGTCATATAGAATTGGATTGAAAATTGATGAATTAATTATTAATGCGAAAGATGATCCATCATTATACGATAACGCAAAGGGATTTACAAATTATGCCGCTCCAGGTGCGGATAGATTTGAAATTAATTTGACTTTAACTAAAAAGTTATTGTCTGATACTAATGATACTGATTTTGTCGAATTGCTGAGGGTTGAAAATGGAAAGATTAAGAAAATTGAAACAAAAACTCAATATAATATAATTCGTGACTATTTGGCAGAAAGAACTTATGATGAATCTGGAGACTACGCGGTAAGTCAATTTAATCCATCATTACATAATTCATTAAATGATAGACTGGGCAATAATGGACTATTCTTTGATACTGAGACAACTGAACAGAGTAATACTCCTTCAGATGATTTAATGTGTGTAAAAATATCCCCAGGAAAGGCTTATGTAAGGGGATATGATGTAGAAAAAGTTTCTACAACTATTATTGATGTTGAAAAACCAAGAGATACTCAATCAGTAGATAATGCCAATATTCCCTTTGAAATGGGAAATATTTTAAGGGTTAATAATGTACTTGGTGCTCCCGCACAAAGATATGCAGTACAATTATATAATCAATTTGCCGGTGCAGGAACTCAAATTGGTGCTGCTAGAGTATATAATTTTAGTTTGACTGATGCTGCTTATAGTGGTGCAGTAACTAATTGGGATTTATATCTTTATGATATCCAAACATATACAACTGTAGGTTTAAATACTTCAGTTTCAAATTCAGAATTACCTGCGACATCATTTGTAAAAGGTAAGAGTAGTGGTGCTAGTGGATATGCAGTTTCTGCTGGTGGCGGATCTGCTACAATCAGTTTAAGTCAAACTTCAGGAACATTTTCAGTTGGAGAGCAGTTAATTATCAATGGAATTGATTTTTCAAGAACTATTAGAACTGTAACCTCATATTCCACTGAAGATATCAAATCAGTATATCAAACGGGAGTATCTGGATATCCACCAACATTTACTGCAGATTGCCTTCTCGAAAGATTTAGACTTCCAAATGGAGTAGTTGAGGTAAATATTAGTGGAACAACCGTAAAAAGTGCTGGAAAAGTATTTACTGGAGTAAAAGTTGGATCAATTATCAGATATCAAACTGGATCTAACGATGAAACATTTAATAGAGTAACTGAAGTTTCTCCTAGTGGAACTTCACTAACTATTGCCGCAATTACTCCAAGTATTTCTGGTATTTACTCGGGAGCAGTTACAGATGGAAATTATCCAGTCACAATTGGCGCACCAATTATAAGAAATCAAGGTGCAGGATATCTATATGCACAACTCCCAGATTCGAATATTTCTTCAGTAAATCTTTCGGATTCAGTATTAACTATTACTAAGCAAATAACAGGAGAGACTACAGATGGTTCTGGAGTATTAACTTTTAACTTATCAGCAATTACTGGAATTACTAGCGCATTTTTTGCCCCATTTGATGAAGAAAGATATTCCGTCCATTATTCTGGAGGTGGAATTGCAGCAATAACTTCGGATCAATTTTCTCTTAGTGGCAATACAGTATCTATTAGTGGATTATCTGCTGGACAGACTGGTGTTACTGTAAATACAACTCTAATTAAAAATGGAATTCAGAGCAAAATAAAAGAATATAATAGGAGCAAAACCCTATCAGTATCACTATCAAAATATTCACAATCTGGAAGTGGGATTAGTTCTTCAATTGGTGACGGACTTACATATAATCAATATTATGGATTGAGAGTTCAAGATGAAGAGATATCACTAAATTATCCAGATGTAGTGAAAGTAATATCAGTATATGAGTCATTTGATTCTTCGGCACCTACATTAGATCAGGTACAATTTACATCTAGTGCTAATGTATCTACAAATGCAATTATTGGTGAAGATATACTAGGAAATTCTAGTAAAGCAGTAGCAAGGATTGTTTCAAAACCATCAACAAATGTTTTGGGAATTGTATATTTAAATTCAGAAAGATTATTCGCAGGGGAAACCGTTGTATTTAAAGATTCAAATATAATTACGGAAATTGAATCCATTACTCCTGGCAAATATAAAGATATAACAAATTCTTATACTTTAGACAAGGCACAAAAAGATCAATACTACGATTATTCTAGAATTGTTAGAAATAAAGGTGAGGCAGAACCTGCTAAACAATTATTAGTAGTATTTGATTATTATTCTGTACCATCTAATGATACTGGCGATGTATTTACAGTATTAAGTTACAATCAAGATAGATTTGCAACTGATATTCCAACTATTGGACCAAGATCGGTAAGATCAACAGATACTTTAGATTTTAGACCAAAAGTTCCTGTATTTTCTGGAAGTAGTTCATCACCATTTGATTTTTCTTCAAGAAATTCTACAACTGAACCAAATTTAATTCTTTCACCAAATGAAAGTTCTTTGATTGGTTATGATTACTATTTACCAAGAATTGATAAATTATACCTTGATAAATTTGGAACTTTTATACTTGAAAGGGGGATATCCTCAAGAGATCCTAAAGCACCAAATAAGAATGATGCTGTAATGGAAATTGCAACCATCAAGTTGCCTCCATATCTTTATAGTCCATCTGATGCTATCATTTCATTAGTGGATAATAAAAGATATACGATGAGAGATATTGGTTTAATTGAGGATAGAGTTCAAAATCTAGAAAGAGTTACTTCATTATCATTACTTGAAATTAATACACAAACTCTTCAAATTCAAGATTCCGAAGGTAGAAATAGATTTAAGAGTGGATTTTTTGTTGATGACTTTAAAAATTATGCATTAATCAACAAACAATTATCAAATATTAGGGTCAATACCGCAGCAAATGAACTAACACCAATAACTAGTAGAAATTCACTAAAATCCCAAATTGCTCCAGAAACAGCAGTTACTGATGAAGATTTGGATTTATCCGAGAATTTTAAATTATTAGATCCAAATATTCAAAAAACTGGAAATGCTGTAACTTTAAAATATGAATCTATTGGGTGGATTGAACAAGCATTTGCTACAAGAGTTGAAAACGTAAACCCATTTAATGTTATTGTTTATAGTGGAGATCTTAAATTAAGTCCAGAAATTGATACTTGGGTAAGAACAATTCAACTTCCAGATAAAAATATCGGCATAACACTTAATTCCACAAGAACACTTGAAAAAAATCTGGTAAGCAATGCTTTTGTTACACTAACTCCTATTCAAACTACAAGTAATAGTACAGTCAATCTTCCTGATATATTTGGTCATGGAAATTGGACCGAATCCAGCAGTTCCATATCAGAATCTTCATCAACTAGCACCAGTACCACATCTAATACAACACAAAGTATAGATTATGATACGACGAGTAATACTGACACTACTATCAGGAATGTTTTAGTATCGTCATCCGATGAAACATTTATGAGATCCAGGAATACACAATTCTCTGCATCAAATCTTAAACCGGGAACACAATTCTACCAATTCCTTGATGGAAATAGTGGTGTTGATTTTATTCCAAAATTGGTTGAAATAGCAAATGATACCACATTAGCAAATTATGGTGCTTCTGGGGCATTTACAGTTGGTGAAACTGTGATTGGATCATCCAATGGAAATAATTTAATTTCATTTAGAGTTTCATCCCCAAATCATAAGTATGGACGATTCAATTCACCATCGACAACATATACAACGAATCCATATGTTAAGAGTGAATCCATACCATCCGCATATAGTCAATCATCAAAAATTCTGAATATTGATACAATTTCACTATCAGAAGAAGCTCAGGGAAAATATTCTGGATATTTAGTTAAAGGTATGAGACTGGTTGGGCAGACTAGTGGTGCAGTTGCCTATGTAAAAGACCTGAGACTAATCTCTGATAATTATGGAGATTTGATTGGAGCATTCTATTTAAAAGATCCAAATGCAAATCCAACTCCAACTGTTAGGATTAATACGGGAACTAAGACATTTAAATTGACATCAAGTTCAACAAATGATTTAGGTCTTCCTGGTAGTAATTCAATTTCATCTGCAGAAACAAATTATAATTCAGATGGAACTCTTGAGCAGTGGGAGAATACTGTCACTGCAACTACAAGTAATTTAACAACACAAACAGTAACTAACTTAACAACAAATACAACACAATCAGTTACAACAATAAACACCCATACAACAACAACAATTCAAAGATTTGTTGACCCACTTGCACAATCATTCGTTGTTGGTGGAAATGTAGAAGCACCTTCGCCAAATTCTACAAATGATGATGTAAATGGAGCATTCTTGACTGCCGTTGATTTATTCTTTGCAAGTAAGGATGGTGGTAACGCCCCAGTAAAAGTTGAAATAAGAACTGTTGAACTAAGTACACCTACAAGAATTGTTATTGGAAATCCAGTTACATTAAGACCAGATCAAGTTAATGTATCCAGTAATGGGGAAACTGCAACTAATGTTACTTTTGATGAACCAATTTATTTGCCACCAGGAAGAGAGTATGCTGTTGTAATTATTTCGGAAAATAGTGATCAATATGAACTATGGACTGCTGTTATGGGTGAAAAGACAGTAAATACCCAATCACTTCCAGATGCTGATAGTGTTACTTATTCCAAACAGTTCTCTATGGGTAGTTTGTTTAAGTCACAGAATGGATCTATATGGACTGCAAACCAGGAGCAAGATCTTAAGTTTAAACTTTATAAAGCGCAATTTACATCATCTACAGGAACTGCTTTCTTCTACAATCCAACACTGGATGAAAGTAATGGGTATGTTCAAAGATTAGGAAATAATCCATTAACAACTCTACCAAAAACACTTACTGTTGGAATTACTACAACAACATCTGCCTCATTGATTGCAGATTTATCTAAAGGTAGAAAAGTTGTTGATGGGACAAAAAATAACGTTTATGGATATATTGTTGGAACAGGAAGTTCTATATCATCAGTAGGAGTTACTACTGGCGGAAGTAATTATGTCACCGATACTTCTGTAAATACTTACAATATTATTGGAAGTGGTTCTGGACTTGTATTGAATATCACAGCAACCAATGGCATAATTACCGGAATATCCAGTATAATAAATCGAGGAAATGGATATGCTATTGGGGACGTGGTTGGAATAGTAACTTCTTCTGTGTCATCTAACACAGGAAAGGATGCAAGAATTACTGTTGAAGCAATTGGCAGTAGTCTTGATACATTATACCTATCAAATGTTCAGGGAGAATCCTTTACTGTTGGCGCTGGAGTAAGTTATTATAATAATAGTGGCACATTAGTATCTCTTGCAAGTACTTTTATTAGAAGTTCTTCAAATTCTGGAAATCAATATTCTGGGAACTTTATTAGAGTTGATCATTTTGATCATGCAATGTACGGAAACACCAATAAACTTACCATCAGAGATGTTCAATCTAGCATACCACCAACTATTCTTTCTGCAACAGTAATCTCACAAGAAGTATCAACAATCAGTATTGGGGATACTTCAAATTTTGGAACCTTTGAGGGAGTTGCAGTAGGTGGAGGAAATACTGGATATGTAAAAATTGAAAATGAAATTATTGCATACACTAGCGTAGGAAATGGAATTTTAAACATTGCTTCTGGTGGAAGAGGTATTGATTCAACAATCGTAACCCCTCACGATTCTAATAGTTTAGTGTATAAGTACGAATTAAATGGAGTTTCTTTAAGAAGAATTAATAAAACTCACGATATTAGTGATGTAAATATTGGATTGGATAGGTATTATATTGAAATTGATAGATCTTTAAATGGAACTAATAGAAGTACAGATGCAACGATGCCACAGTTGTCATTTACTTCAGAGGCAAATCTAGGAGGTTCTAAAGTACTTGCCACTCAAAATATTCAATATAGTTCAATAGTACCTCATTATGATATCATTACTCCAGGTTCTTCTACTTCTGCCACATCAATAATTAGAACCACTTCCGGAACTAGTGTTGGTGGAAATGAAACATCATTCTTAGATAATGGATTTGAACCAATTCAACTAAATGCATTAAATCAATTAAGATCAGTAAGACTTGTATGCTCTAAGGAAAATGAAACTGAGTATCTTGACAATCTCCCTAGAAATAAATCATTTACTACCGGAATAACACTCAATACTTCAGATAGTAACTTATCTCCAATAATTTATCTCAATACTGCTTTTACTGAATTTATTTCTAGTCGCTTAAATAATCCTATTTCAGATTATGCATCAGATGGTAGAGTTAATTCAGTATTAAATGATCCACATGCTGCAGTATATGTCTCAAATACTGTAAACTTGGCACAACCAGCTACTACACTAAAAGTTATTTTATCAGCATATCGTCATTCTTCTGCCGATTTTAGAGTTCTTTATAGTTTAATTAGACCAGATTCTAGTGAAATTGATCAGTCATTTGAATTATTCCCAGGATACGATAATTTGGCATATACAACTGCTGACGGATATAAAGTTTTAGATAAATCAAAGAATAGTGGATTACCTGACACTTTTGTATCACCAAGTCTTGATAACCAATTTTTAGAGTATCAATTTACTGCAGATAATCTAAGTTTATTTACTGGATATACCATCAAAATTGTAATGTCTGGAACTAATCAGGCATATCCCCCAAGAATTAAAGAACTTAGAACACTTGCGGTAAGATGATAAGAGTAGAAGGACACCAAAATCTTTATAGAGATGAAAGGTCGGGGGCAATTGTAAATTGTGACTCTGCTGCATATAATCAATATTTGAGTTCATTATTGATTAGAGATTCTCAAAAAAGAGAATTAAATGAAATGAGGAAAGATATTGATGAAATTAAATCCCTTCTTAAGGAGTTGTTAAATGGATCCAAATAGTATTGATTTGGAAAGTATTGACAAATTATTTGAATATGAAAAACATTCGAGAGTAATAGACCAATTAAATCAAGATGAATTGAAAGATTTTGCAAAATTATATTGCAAATTATACCTTAAACAGCAAGAGGTAGTGGCATCTTTAGGTTCTTTGTAGATATAAATAGAAAGTAGATCTCCAAAATGGTTAAATGGCAGCAGTATATGTCACTAATATAGTCATAAATTCTGGTGCAGATTTTATACAATCATTTTCTTTGGAAGGTGCTGAATCTGGATCTCCATTTGATTTGACGGGACATGGTGTCAATGCTCAATTTAGAAAATGGTCTGGTAGTTCAACTTCTGTAAGTTTTGCTACTACCATAACCAACCCACCAACTTTGGGTGAAATATATTTGTCATTGTCAGCAGAAGATACATTATCTCTAAAAGAAGGTAGATATGTATATGATATATTAATTACGGATAACGATGGAATTAAAACAAGAGTAATTGAAGGTATGGTTCTTGTAAGGGAAGGAGTTACTCGATAATGTCAAATATAAGAGTAAGAGTTGGGCAACAAAATTCAGTAAAAGTAATTTCAACGGTTTCTGGAACCCCCTTCACTCAAAATGCCGTAAATGTAATTGGTGGAATTGCTTCAGTTACTCAACTGAATGTTTCTGGTCTATCCACATTTGTTGGTGTAGCAACTTTTGCCAATGATGTTTATATTGGCGGCGATCTTTATATACGAGATGATTTAAAAATTGATGAATTTACTGCCAGAAATGCTAATATAACTGGAATTGCAACTGTTTCGGGTGCTTTTTATTATGGGTTATATAGCACTGGAGGAGTTGCTTATTTTGACTCCACTGGTCGTATGGTTTCTACTGGTTCAACTAGTTCTGCAATTAATTATACCAACTATATACTTACGACAAATAATGCCGGAATTACTACCTGGTCAAGTACCATAGACGGAGGAGAATACTAATGGCAAAACCAGCAAGTAGGCAACAACTTATAGACTACTGCCTAAGGCGTCTAGGTGCTCCTGTATTGGAGATTAACGTTGATGATGACCAGATAGATGATTTAGTTGATGATGCCCTCCAGTACTTCCAAGAGAGGCACTTTGATGGTGTTGAAAGAATGTACCTCAAGTACAAAATTACTCAAGCAGATCTTGACAGGGGTAGAGGTAGAAATACTAATGGTGTTGGTGTAACTACGACTACAGCAACATCAAATGTTACTGGTATTGGAACTGTGTCATATAATTTTTATGAAACTTCAAATTATATTCAAGTACCGGATTCTGTTATAGGTATTGAAAAAATCTTTAAATTTGATACTAGTTCTATTTCTGGTGGAATGTTTAGTATTAAATATCAGTTGTTTTTAAATGACTTATATTATTTTAACTCAGTTGAACTTTTACAATATGCTATGGTCAAATCATATCTCGAAGATATTGATTTTCTATTAACTACTGATAAACAGGTTAGATTCAATAAAAGACAAAATAGATTATATTTGGATATTGATTGGGCATCACAAGCGAAAGACCAATACATTGTTATCGATTGTTATAGGATATTAGATCCCAACACATTTACCAATGTTTATAATGATAGTTTTATCAAAAAATATCTTACGGCATTAATTAAAAAGCAATGGGGACAGAATTTAATTAAATTTAGGGGAGTTAAACTTCCTGGTGGAATTGAATTAAATGGTAGGGAACTATATGACGATGCTGAAAGGGAATTAGAAGATATTAAACAAAGAATGGTACTTGAGTATGAACTTCCACCTTATGATTGCATTGGTTAATTATGGCACTCAATCCATTTTTTCTACAAGGTTCAGCAAATGAACAACGATTGATTCAAGAACTCATAAATGAGCAATTGAAAATATATGGAGTTGAAGTTACATACATTCCAAGGAAATTTGTAAGAAAAGAAACTATTATAAGAGAGGTAACATCATCAAAATTTGATGATAATTTTGCGCTTGAAGCTTATGTGCAAAACTATGAGGGATATAGTGGATCTGGAGATATTTTAACAAAATTTGGAATGAGTTTAAAGGACGAACTTACTCTAATCATTTCAAAAGAAAGATTTGAAGATTTTATATCACCATTCCTAGAAGGAATGAGTGATGAGGAGATTGAATTATCAACTCGTCCAAGAGAAGGTGACATTGTTTATTTTCCTTTAGGTAGGAGATTATTTGAAATTAAATTTGTTGAGCACGAGCAACCATTTTACCAATTAGGTAAGACTTATGTTTATGAACTAAAATGTGAACTATTTGAATATGAAGATGAAGTTCTTGATACATCTATTGATGAAATTGACCAAACATTGCAGAATCAGGGTTATATCACATCTTTACAATTAATATCGATAGGTTCTACTGCAACAGTAGCATCTACATTATCTACTGGATATGTTCAAAAAATTTATTTGACCAATGATGGATATGGATATAATTCAGCACCAGTTATTGCAATATCCACTGCGCCTTCTGGTGGAATTGATGCACGTGCCGTTGCCATTACAACTAGTATCAATGGTTCATATTCCATTAAAGAGATTGTTTTGACAAATGCTGGTGCTGGATATACTATTGCACCTTCAATTATTATTAGTGGTGGTGGGGGATCTGGAGCAGCTGCAACTTGTGGAATACAAACTGTATATAATGGAATAAGAACTATTAGTATTGGAAATAGTGGAACTGGATATGCAGTTCCACCTACCATTTCAATTAGTTCCCCAACTATTGGACCAGGGATTGCAGCTTCAGCATTTACAGTACTCCAAGGTACAAATATTTCACAAATATATATTTCCAATGCTGGAGCAGGATTTACTGTATCGCCAACAATTACAGTAAGTCCCCCACCAATTAATTCTGGTACTGGTAATTTTACTTTCAATGAGGAAGTGATCGGTTCTAGATCAGGAACTATTGCAAGAGTTAAATCTTGGGATAAAGACACTAATATCTTGGAAATATCAATTAATGATGGACAATTCTATCCTGGAGAAATTATTGTAGGATCTGCATCTTCTGCAAGATATTCAATTAAAGAGCATATTATGACTTCATTACATGATAAATATGAAGAAAATGATGAAATACAAACAGAAGCAGATTTTATTATAGACTTTTCAGAATCAAATCCTTTTGGTAACTATTAATGCTAGGAACTTACTACTATCATCAAATTATAAGAAAGACAATTATTGCTTTCGGAACATTATTTAATGAAATTCACATTCAGCATCAAAATTCTAGTGATGCCACAATTAGTGACATGAGGGTCCCATTGGCATATGGACCAATGCAAAAGTTTCTGGCAAGAATTGAACAACAACCAGATTTAAACAAACCAATTGCAATGACATTACCTAGAATGTCATTTGAAATGAATTATATTCAATATGATGCAACAAGAAAGGCAGGTGTTACTCAAACCTTTAAGGCATCAGATGGTACAAATCTAAAGAAGGTTTTTATGCCGGTTCCATATAATATTGGATTTGAACTCAACATCCTTACAAAATTAAATGATGATGCTTTACAGGTTGTTGAGCAAATTTTACCATACTTTCAACCAGCATTTACATTGACGGTAGATCTTATAGATTCCATTGGAGAAAAAAGAGATATTCCAGTTGTTTTAGATTCTGTATCTTTTAAAGATGACTATGAAGGAGATTTCTCTACTAGAAGATCTTTAATATACACTTTACAATTTACGGCAAAGACATATCTGTTTGGACCTATTGCTAATACTACAGATGGACTCATCCGTAAGGTTCAGGTTGACCTTTATGCTGGTACTGATCAAACAACTGCTAAGCGTGAAATGAGATATACAGTGACCCCAGATCCGATTGATGCTGGACCAGATGACGATTTTGGATTTAATGAGAATTGGGAAGTCTTCAACGATTCCAAGACTTATAGTCCAACACAACAAGCGGATATTTAATAACTTATGACAAATAATTATGCAGACATTGATAATGCACTCAATATTGAGAGTAGTATAATCGAGGTAGAGAAACCTGTAGAAAAAATTGATGTCATGCCATCAAGACCGGATGATATTATAAAAGATTATGAATATACTCGTGCCAATCTTTATTCATTGATTGAGAAGGGGCAAGAGGCAATTAATGGAATTATGGAACTTGCCGGTGAAGGTGGAAGTCCTAGGGCATATGAGGTTGCGGGGCAATTAATAAAGAGTGTTGCTGATACAACTGATAAGTTAATTGATTTGCAGAAGAAACTAAAAGATGTTGAAGAAGACGTTGTAAAGACTACTAGTAATGTTACAAATAATGCAGTATTTGTTGGATCAACTTCAGAACTGCAAAAATTGCTTAAACAAGGTTTTCTAAATAATAAAGAATAGTCTTTATATGCAATGAACGAGCAACTGAAACCATATAAAACTGTAGAGCAAATTGCGAGGAAACATCGCATGAATGTCTCTGATATTCAGAAGCAACTTGATATGGGAGCACCTATTGAACATGAGCACACAAAAAATCAAAAACTTGCTGTTGAGATTGCTCTTCAACATCTTGACGAGTTTCCAGATTATTATACTCGTCTGAAAAAAATGGAAGCAGATGCTAAAAAGGAGCATAAAAAATTCAAGGATGTAAAAGAAGATGCAGTAACTGACCTTCAAAGAGGTATTGTTGAGTTAGATGATGCATCTTATGATTCCATTGATAGTTTAATGAGACGTATTATGAAGAAGAGAAAAGTGACTGCTAAGCAACTTCATAATGATTTTGTCGATAAACACAATCAAACTCCAGATACTTGGGCAAAAAAGAACATGAAAGAAGAGAAGAATGGTCTTTGGGACAATATACATGCTCGCAGAAAGAAAGGACTTCCTAGAAAAAAACCAGGACAAAAGGGATATCCAGAAACTCTCAATATTGATGAAGATTTGAAGCAAGCACGTAAAAATGTTGGTGCAAGTAAGTGTTGGACTGGTAAAAAAGTTGGCAGTCCTGCAACTAAAATGAAGGACGGTAAAGAAGTTCCCAATTGTGTTCCAGTAAATTCTGAAAGTACTGATTCACTTGGATATGATTGGAATACTCCAGTCCGTGAAAGACCAGATAGATATTGCCCCAAATGTGAAAAACTTGAAAGAAGAACCGAATGTAAATATGGTACAAAATATTGGGATATGTTCTCTTTACCAGCAGAAATAATTAGTTCAAAAAAAGATTATAATATAACAATGCCACATCCTGGAAATATGCCAGAAGAAAAGGATCATGAGTATTCAATGGCACGTTCAGAACTTTCTACAATCGTCACTGCTGCCAAAAGATTAAGGAAAAAAATTGGCAAAGGTGAAGGTAATCTTAAATCTTGGGTCCAATCTAAGATTACAAAAGCAGCAGATTATATTGACACCGCTGCAGATTACATTGATAGTGGTGAGATGAAGAAGGAATCAGTAAGTATAGAAGATGCTAATGGAAATCATTATGCACAGTTTATCGATATTATAAAAACACAACCACTAAAGGCAAGCAAAGGTATTGGGAGTAGACTTCTTGGGGAATCAAAGTCATTCAACAATTTTATGATTGAAGCAAAGAAATCAGAGATGAAGTGTAACTCCCCAAAGTCCCAACCCGTGGGTGATTCACTCACGGGAAAGTCACATGTAGTTAAAGCATGTGAGAATGGGAAAGAAAAACTCATTCGTTTTGGTCAAAGAGGTGTAAAAGGTTCTCCAAAGAAAAAAGGTGAATCAAAGGAGTATGCAAGTCGTCGTAATAGATTTAAAACTAGACACGCAAAGAATATTGCTAAAGGTAAAATGTCTGCAGCATATTGGGCAAATAAAGTGAAATGGTAAAAATTAAATGAACGAACTGTCAGAACTTTTTAAATTAGTAGCACAAGAAAAGAAACAAAAAAAAGAAGAGTATCAATCTTTAGTTGGTGACTTGGGATTAGATTCTATCTTTGAAGAAGTTTCTATTCTTAAAACTAAAAGTAAAATAAAAAATAAAAAAGGACATAAAGCACTCAAAGTATTTGAGGACTTCTCATCTTCCAATGAAATAGAACCAATTAACGAAGAAGTAATTGAAGAAATTGTTGAAGTAGTAGAAGAACTTCAAGAAGAACTCGAAGAACCCAAAAAACCAACTTTAATTGAAAAGTCATTAGGTCTTCTTGCCGAACCATCAAATACTAAAGTTCAGCAAGACCCTCTAACACCACTCAATCAAAACTTCGCAACACTTGAAGATTTAGATAAGCATTATAAACTCTTTCTTAATCGTATTCAACAACAACTCTCCACATTAGGTGGAGGTGGTGAAACTCGTCTTGAGTTCTTGGATGATATTGATAGAAACTCTGCAAAGACTGATAATTACTTTCTCAAATATGATGCAACGCTCAATAAGTGGATAGGAGACCCTGCTGATGGCGTAGGTATTACAAGTATCGTATCCATTACAGGAGTTACCACATACTATCAAGCAAATGATGCTGATGATTACATTGGTGTAAGTGCTAATGTTCCTGTGACGATTGTATTACCACAAATACCTTCTTATGGTAAAAAACTTATAGTCAAAGATGAGGGAAATCAAATAAATACATATAATATTACAGTTCAAGCAGGTATTGGTAAAAGTGTTGAGAATGATATTTCAGTCACTATGAGTAGCAATCACCAATCCTTTAGTTTTTTCTATAATGGTTCCAACTGGTATATCGTATAATGTCTTATAATCCTCTTCCACAACCAGCAGATGTAGTAGTTAATACAGGTGTATCTACAAGTCCTGTAAGTTTTTCCAATCCATTTCCAGTATCATTAGGTTCTTCCAATATTACGATTACTGGCGATGTAAATGTAGGAACAACAGTATCAGTCACAAGCACTCCAGAAAATCCAGTTCATAATCACCTCACAGAAGTTGGAACAAGTGATATTCTCACAACTCCATATCTTCCTGTTGGTGTCGGAACAGTAAATCTAAATCTTTCGTATCTTCCAGTTGGTATTTCAACTCTACTGAATACAGTATCAATCTCAAATACAAGTTTTTATATTCTAAATCCAGTCACGTCAGTAACCGTAGGTGGAACTGTTTCTATTGCCAATACAGTATCAATCTCTAATACCGCCTTTTATGTAACTGGAATTGGTGGTTCAGTATCTGTTGCCAATACAAGTTTTTATGTTCTAAATCCTGTTACTAATGTGA